GATTACGAAGTGGTGTATGATGGTTTCGATTATTTCGTTAAGCCTGCTGTCGCCCCATCTGCCACCACTCAAACCTGCGTGATTGGAGTTAAAGCATGACCCAGTTTGTAGCTAAGGGCGACATGCCCCTGACCCCAGTGCAGCTTGAGAAGCGTGCGCAGAAATACATCAAGCGTAGCTGGCCTGACCAAGCCCGTGAGAAATCCATTCGTTTGGCTGACGGTGTCTTCGATGCCTTCATGGCTACCTTCTCTGCAAACCACGATGTGAACGTGGCCAACAATACCTTCAACTGGCAGCTTGCAGAGTATCGCAAGGCCACTGCACGGCTGGCTAAGTATCGTTTGGCTGACGGTCGCCCCGAGGTTTACGAAGACCAGCCCACGGGTGAATACGACGACGAGGGCAACGAGGTAATGGCAAGCGTGCTGATGCAGACAGCCATTGATCCGCTTGAGGCCACCGTTGAGCAGACCACCTACGACGATGAAGGCAATGCCACGACCGAGACTGTGGACAACCCGCTAATCGTTGCTGACGATGCAGAACGTGCTGCTGCACAGGCAGTGGTTGATAGCACACCGCAGGATGTGAAGGACTTTGGTTAATGGCCACGACAACCAATTACAGCTTCACAAAGCCAACCGTCGGCGGCGATCAGGATACGTGGGGGACGCAGCTCAACGCAAACTGGGACGCGCTTGACACATTGCTTGGCGGCACCAACGCCACCGAGTTTGCCATCCTTGACGGCGCCACGGTTACGACTGCTGAGCTGAACGTGCTTGACGGCATCACGGCGACTGTCACTGAGCTGAACTACACAGACGGCGTCACAAGCAACATCCAGACGCAGCTAAATGCCAAAGCGCCGATCGCTAGCCCGACTTTTACTGGCACGGCCACAATCCCCACGGCAGCCGTGACAACGGTTGACCTTGGCAACTGGACAATCACAGAAAGCGCTGGCGTGCTTTACTTTGCCACTGGCGGCACAAACAAGATGAAGCTGGACGCGTCCGGCAACCTCACAGTCACTGGCGATGTCACTGCATATGGGACGGTCTAATGGCGCTGCAACCATCGGGGCAAATCACGCTCTCTGACATTCAAGACGAGTTCGGCGGCGCCAACCCGATTGGCCTGAGCGAATATTACCGCGGCGGCGCATACACGACCAGCAACAACACCAGCGTGCCTGAAAGCGGCGCGATTTCGCTGTCTGATTTTTACAGCGCCACATCTGCTGTTACGGTTACCTATGAGCTGATCGGCGGCGGTGGCGGCGGTGGCGGCAGCGGGACAGTCGCAAACTCTGGCGCTGGTGGCGCAGCATCATCAATCTCTGGCACAGGATTTACGACCGAAACGTCTTCTGGCGCATCTGGTGGTGCTTCATACGTATTTGCTTCCAGTAATGGCGCGGCTTCCTATTATGGTGTTGGCGGCGCTGCAGGCATTAACTCTAGCAATTCTTCAAATGTTACTGCTGGTTCCCCAGCCCCATCGACATCTTACGGTGCGGGCGGCGGTGGCGCGGGTAGCACGTTTAATGGATACGCTGGCCTTGGTGGCTCCGCAGCAACTCGTGTGGCATCTTCACAGACATTGACGCCCGGCACCGAACTTACGGTTACTGTTGGGATTAAGGGTGCAGGCGGAACTGGCAACCTATACAACGGCGGCGCTGGCGCAGCAGGCTACGTAAAGATTACCGTAGGCGGCGTCGACACAGAATACACGACGCCCGGAACATACACTTACACGGTGCCATCATGACGTTAATTCCGCTCAAACTCCCCGCAGGCATCTACCGCAACGGCACCGAGTTCGAGGCGAGCAACCGCTGGCGCGATGCCAGCTTGGTTCGCTGGGTGGATAACACCATGCGCCCTGTCGGAGGGTGGGAGCAGCGCGACCAGATGGACAGCGTTGCCCCCCGCGGCATGCATGCTTGGACCAGCCTGTCTGGCTCCGAGTGGATCGCCACCGCGAGCTACAACAAGCTGACAGTGGCCACTGGCTCTGGCGTCATCACCGACATTACGCCAGCCGATTTGGTGGATGGCTTTCTGAACGCCGAGGTGCCTATTGGCTACGGCTCCGGTGCATTTGGCCTTGGCTTCTACGGCACTGAGCGCATCGGTCAAGGCAACTACGGCGAGGCGACAACGTGGTCGCTGGATAACTGGGGCGAGAACCTTGTCGCATGCTCGACAGATGATGGCCGACTGCTTGAGTGGGACTTAAATCCAGCAAACGACGCTGCGACCATCGCCAACGCGCCGACAGGCAACTCTGGCCTGTTTGTGACGGAAGAGCGCTTCCTGTTTGCCCTTGGCGCCGGCAACAATCGACGCAAGGTGCAGTGGTCTGACCGCGAGGACAACACGCTCTGGACGCCTGCAGCGACCAACGAGGCTGGCGACATTGAGCTGGCCACGTCTGGGCAGATCATGCAGGGCATCCGCACACGCGGTCAGGCGCTGATACTGACCGATCTGGATGCACACAGCGTGACATACATCGGCGGCCAGTTCGTCTACAGCTTCCAGCGTGTTGGCTCGTCTTGTGGCGCCACCAGCCGTCGAGCTGCAGCAGCCGTGGATGAGGGCGTTTTCTGGATGGGCCAGCGTGGTTTCTTTGGCTACGCAGGCGGCGCGGTTACTGAAATCCCATGCGAGGTTTCGGACTACATTTTCAACAACATCAACCGTGCGCAGATCACCAAAGTGTTTGCGGTATCAAACCAGCAGTTCAACGAGATCTGGTGGTTCTACCCAAGCGCAGGCAGCATCGAAAACGACAGCTACGTGGCTTACAACTACGCCGAGGGTCACTGGACCATTGGCATGCTTGCCCGCACCGCTGGCGTTGATCGCGGTATTTTCCGTCGCCCTATCTGGGCTGCAGCCGACGGCTACACCTACAACCACGAGGTCGGCCTAAACTACGGTGGCGCTGACGTTTACGCCGAAAGCGGCCCGATCAGCTTGGCAAACGGCGACAACGTGCTGAAAGCCACCATGCTTTACCCTGACGAAAAAACGCAGGGCGACGTGACGGCGACGTTTAAGACGCGTTTCTACCCCAACGACACAGAGACAAGCCACGGCCCATACAGCATGGCCAACCCGACGCCTGTTCGCTTTACTGGCCGTCAGATGCGTGTTCGCCTTGACGGCGCGCGTCTGGCTGACTGGCGTGTCGGCGTAATGCGTCTGGATGCTATTGCGGGTGGCAAGCGGTGAGCTACGGATACAACCCGCCACCCGTAACGGGCAACCTGCAGGTATGGGCGCAGAATGTAGTGACATACCTACAACGCGTGGCATCGCGGCTTGCATTCAAGTCTGACGATGCCCGAGCGTCAGAGAATGGCGTCATCCTGTATGACAACGTGAACGGCTACCCTGTCGTGTCCAAGGATGGCGAGTTTCGGCAGATCGTGCTGGCCGATGGCTACGCGTTTTTTGGCCAAGACAACGACATAACCGCTGCGGCCGCCAATACGGCGTATGCCATCACCTACGACACGCCGCCAATGTTCGACGGCGTTTCGCTTGGCACACCAGCCAGCCGCATCGTGTTTGAGGAAGGCGGCACGTATCTGCTGGCGTTCTCGGCGCAGATCACATCCACGTCCGGCAGCACTGTTGCGTTTCGGTTTTGGCCGCGCATCAACGGCGTAGACGTGCCGGGCAGCACGATGGTTGCAAACTTGCACCAGAACAACGCCACGACGGTGATTTCGCGCACGGCGATATTTCAGGTCAGCGCTGACGATTATCTAGAGGCAATGTGGGCGACAGACAGCACGTCTGGCTACTTGCACGCTACGGCGGCCACGGCGTATGCTCCGGCAGCGCCGTCAACGTCGCTGTCGGTAACGAGGATTAGGGCGTAGGGCTGTTAATATGCAGGATAATGTTGTAATATTCCCGCAAGCCAACGGCGTGAGGATCATGCCGGTCTTGCCGGAGCAGGTCGAGCAATACATCGACGCTGGGATGGAGCTACTGAGGCCGGCGATTAAACGTCAGGAGATGAACGTCACCGAAGACGTCATCGCGCAAGAGATACGAGAGGGCCAGTCGCTACTCTGGCTCGTATATCTCGGGGACACGCTGACCGCGGCCATCACGACGGCTGTTATAACGCACCCCCGCCGATCCGTCCTGAAGATTGAATTTCTAGGTGGAACACGAATGAACGAGTGGGTGGGTGTGGCCGCAGATTTCTTGGCCAAGATGGCGCGCAAGGCGGGTTTGCCAGCGCTCGAAGCAGACGGCCGTAAGGGCTTTGAAAAGATTGCCAGTGGGCTTCGGTTCAAGCCGATCACCACAAACTACGTGATGGAGCTAGACTGATGGGCAAGAAGACGTCAACGACGACCCAAGACAACAAGATGCCGGAATTCCAGCAGCAATTCCTGACTGGCACCGTTATCCCCGAAGCACAGAAGATATTGGCAACGCCGTTCCAAGGCTACGAGGGCCAGCGCGTCGCCGGCCTGACTGGCCTTCAGCAGCAGGCGCTGCAGGGCTACGGCGGCTTGGACATGGGTGCGCCTGCCTTCGCACAGGCGGCCGACGTATACAGCACCATCGCTGGCGAGGGCCTGTCGCCTGAGCGCATCCAGACGTATATGTCGCCATACACGCAGAACGTCATCGACGCATCGATGCGCGACTTGGCACGCCAGCGCGACATCACGCTGAACGAGATGGGCGCCGCAGCGACCCGCGCCGGCGCGTTTGGCGGCAGCCGTCAGGGCGTCGCCGAGGCTGAGACGCAGCGCGCGTTTGCCGAGACCGCAGCAGATACCGCCGCCCGTCTCCGCGAGGCTGGTTATTCGCAGGCCGCCGGCTTGGCGCAAGCAGATCTCGCGCAGCGCATGGCGGCTGCACAGGGCGGCATGGGCGCCGCCGGCGCTGGGCTGCAGCAGCAAGTCGCGGGCTTGGGCGCACAGATGGCTGCGGGCGAGGCTGAGCGCATTCTGGGCCAGCAGGGGCTTGATGCGCTGTATGAGCGCTACATGCTGGAGATGCAGTATCCGCTGACGCAGTTCGGCGTTGCCACTGGCGCCGCTGGCGCGATCCCCGCGGGCTACGGAACGCAGACTGGCACGACGGTAACGCGCGACCCGATGGGCGCGATCGGCGGCGTGCTTGGGGCTGTCGGAAGCGCTGGCCAAGGATTAGGCGCCATGGGCTTTATGCCATTCTCCGACGCACGCCTGAAAGAAAACATCCAGCACTTGGGCCAAGTTGGCGATTTCAATCTCTACACTTGGGACTGGAACGAAGAGGGTGTCGCCGCCGGCGCCGAGGTTGAGCCTACGTATGGCGTAATCGCGCAAGAGGTTGAGCAGATCCGCCCAGAATACGTCATCATGGGCGAGGACGGATACCGCCGCGTTGACTACGGCGCGATCGCAAACGAACTGGGGGCCAAGTGATGGCATACAAACTCACCCAAGCTGACATCGACAAGTATGGCTTCTTTGACGCTGTGCCGGGCGACACGCCGACACCGGAAGAGGCCGCAATGATGGCCGCCGCAAGCAATGAGCGCATCCTGACGCCGGCCGACATTGAGACGTTTCAGCTGACTGGCGCCATGGCCGGTGAGCCTGCATCCGCCGCAGACATCGCCAAGATGGGCGGCGCCCCTGCGTTTCAGATGCCGGCAGAGGCCGCCGCTGGCGTGAGTATCCCACAGGCTACACTGTCGCCGCTGCGCGCCATCACCGTTGGCGACAATCCAGCGATGCCTCGCGCAGACGCTCAGCCTATCGCGCAGGACGCCATGAAGGCGCTGGGCGTGTCGGACGGCCGCCAGCCGACGTATAGCGAGGCCCGCGCCGCTGGCATGGACCCCGGCGACGCCGCCGTGGCATCTGGCCAAGCAACTCAGGCAGGCACCACTGCGCCAATCGTTGCCGCTCCGCAGGTGGCTGGGATGCCAGCTGGGCCAGTGCCGGCGAGCCTGCTTCAGCAGCCATACAGCACAGACCCCTTTGAGGGCTTGTCCAAGCGCCAGCGCACCATCTTGGCGTTTGCGGCGATTGCCGACGCCGGCGCCGCGCTGCAGGGGCGCCAAGGCACGGCATTCTCTGACACGATGAAAGGCTTTAGCGACATCCGCGACATGGAGCGCAAGCGCCAGATCCAGACGGCCGAGCTGGCGGCGCGGCAGCAGATGCTGGGCGCACTCGGCGCATCGCCGCTGCCGCCGAATGCAACGCCAGAGATGATCGACGCACATATCGCAAAGCTGACTGGCATCTTGGCGACGACGCCGTCGATGGCGCCGTATGTCAGCTCCGAGCTGACGCGATTGAACGCAATGCGCGATCGGGCGGCGGAAGCCAGCAAAGCGGTTGTGCCGCAGACGCTCGGCGTTGCCGCTATTGATGCGCTGCTGTCTTCGCCAGATCTCGGCGCGATCACTGGCTTCAAAGGCACCGTCAACCAGTTCTTGGAGCAATTCGGCGCCGCACCAGAATACAGCAACCTGATGTCATACGTTGACCAGCTGCGCGGCCTGAACTTCTTGGAGGCATACCAGCAGCTGAAGGGCGGCGGGCAGATCACTGAGATCGAGGGCAAGCAGGCATCAGCTGCACGCTCGCGCCTTGACCGCGCTTTGCGTGGCCGCCCTGAAGACTTGGTGGTCGCCCTGCGGGATGCTCGCAAGCTGTTCTCGGACGCGATGGAAAAGAACCCAGCCTATCAGGGCCAGCGCGGCGGCCTGACCGAAGAAGACCGCAAATATCTGGAGCAGTAAGCCATGGATGAATACACCGTCGAGCAGCTAAAAGAGGCCGCACGCCGCGCGCTGGCAGATAAAAACGACGCCGCGGCAAAGCGCTTTATCGACGCCGCTCGGCAGCGTGAGGCTGAGCAGGCTGCAGAAGCTGCACGCATGGCTGACGCCCCGATTGGCGAGCAGGCAATGGAGGCCGGCAAGTCGCTGGCTGCCGGCGGCATCCGCGGCGCGGCTGAGACCACAGAGTTCTTCGGAAAGGCGCCGGAGCTGCTGGCGAACCTGCCGACAAACTTTGTGCTGCGCATGATGGGCCAAGAGCCGATGGCGCCGCTGCCGCAGGGCGAGACGATGCCTGAAGCCGCGTCGCGCCTGACCGGCGGTTTCAGCGAATACCGCAGCCCGACTACACTTGGCCAATATGCAGGAACTGTCGGCGAGTTCGCTGGCGGCGCGGCAATGATGCCGATGGGCGCCGGCCCGCTGCGAGCGAT